AGTAATGGTTACTCCATTAGGATTTTTAATCCAAAGAGTATTACCATAATAAGATGCCGCATTTAAAAGAGTTAATACTACTGAAAATGAAGTATTAATAATTAAAGTAGTATCGCTAGTAGTCTGACTATAAAAAGCATTAGTAACTGTAGTTACTGTCGGTGGCAAAGCATTACCAGTTTGTTGAAAAGAACTAGCTGCTCCAGCAGTAAAGTAATTTGATGCCAAATCCCCTGCCAACCAAGATTGAGCAGTAGTGCCTTCTTGACCTCTAACAATAGTGCAGACATCAGCAGACCTGGCAGTACAAAGAACAATTTCATCCAAAAAACCAGTAGCAGCATCAGTAAAGGTCATTTTAAATGCTTGACCAGTAGTGGGATTGGGGAACTTAGACCCAGTACAAGATGCTAATGTGCAACTGGTTGCAGATGCAGAAATAGGTGAAGCTAAAGTAGACTGTGCATTATTAGCAAAGAGCAGAATGGTCATACAAACTCCCTTTACAAGATTCTATAAGTGTCGGCTGCTGCACCTGTAAATTTAACAGTTGTTACAGGAAAGTTCAAGACATAAACAATCTGTGAAGTTTCGGTATAAGTTGGTGTAACTGCTGCGTAATAAGTTACTCCACCATCAAAAGAAAATTGAATGGCTCTGCTACCATTGCTTGAATTCAATACAAGTGAAGCTGGATAAACAACATTGGGAACATTGACAACCGCAGTTGTTCCAGTAAGAGTGCCTGTAATTGGGCTACCATAGTTATATGACATAATTAAAATCCTTCAGGTTTTGGAAATTGTGCTTTAACAGCTAAACATTTTTTTCTATATTCTTCTAATGCAACTTCATCTTTTTTAACCCAAGCATCCAAAAATTCACCTATTTCTGGATAATTCATAATGCGTTGACGATAATAATCTTCATTACCAATCATTATTGGTTTAAATGATGCTTGACCTAATTGGTCTGCTTCTTGTTTAGTAATAAGTTTATGTTTTCGCTTATCAATTAAATGATTTTGCGATCCATCAGCAGCAAATCCATATAGATTGCCATCTTTGTCTTTATAGTGATTCATTTCCATAATTTGTCCTTAGTACAACTCGACCCAGTTATAAACACCTTGACCAGAATTTAGTTGATAGGTTGCGCCAGGTGGAACAATAATAAATGTACCGCCATAAGAACCGCATCCATTAAACTGCCATTGATACCAAGCAATTAGCATTCCATTGACATAGGCTTGAATAGTAGAAGTTACAGAGCAAGTAGCAGTTGCTGAAACCGCAATTGGGTAACTTTTTGAGTTGGTATATGTTGTATTAAAACTTCTTGATCCAGTTACATTATTCCATTGAGTTCCATTAAATCCTAATCCAGAAATAACCACAGGTGCTTGAGAAATCCAATTTGTGCCATTAGATGTAAGTACATTTCCCACATTTGATGGGGCAACACCATTAATTGCCGATGTTCCATTTCCCACCAAAACTGAATTTGCCACCAAAGAACTTAAACCAGTACCGCCTGAAGCTACTGGCAAAGCAGGAGAAAGACCAGAAATTGAACCACCAGTAATGCTAACTGAATTGGAATTTTCAAAAGCCATAGTTCCCAAAGTATTAAAATTTGGGTATGGATTTAATAAAACCCATTTATTTAAAGATGCGCTATAAACAACATAACAAACAAAACCTGCACCTGCAATATCTCCAGCAGATAAAGGCAAATTATTACCTTTAACAATAGTAGTAGTAGCAGTTACAGTTGAGCCTAAAGTTAAGGTTAAATTTGGGGTTGAAGTGCCATTGGCATAGGCAGCTTTAAAAGTTAAAAATAAACCATCTGATAAAGATGTCAAACTAGATGGAATGGTTACTGCAATAGTATCTGAACCACCTGTAGCTACACCATAGGTATAAACTTGCTCTTGAAGCTGTGCAGGGCTTAATGCGGTAGATTCTCCTGTGCCTGGATTCATTAACACATAAGCAGAATAAACAGGACTCCAAGCCAACCACATTGGATAGCCAGCATTGGCAATATCACCTGCAATTAAAGGTTGATTATTAGATTTAACAATTGGATAAATACCTGTGGCAGTTGATCCAATAGTTAGATTTAAAGTTGCAGCACCAGTATTTGCATAAGCAGCTTGCAAAGTAAAGGTAAAATTTGTTGGAATATAGTTTAAATTGGAAGGAATGGTTGCTGATAAAGCATTGGCAGAACCAGTAGCAATAGCAGTATCATAAGTACCAATTTGATATTGATCTAACTGGATATTATTATTAATAGTTCCAGCCGTAAAATACATTCCTGCCAAATCATTTGCTAACCAAGATTGAGGGGTTGTACCTTCTTGACCACGAACTATTGTAATAGTATCGCCTGATCTAGCAGTTACTAAAACAATTTCATTCAAAAGACCTGTAGCAGCATCCACAAAGGTCATTTTAAAACCTTGACCTGTGGTTGGGCTTGGGAATAGTGAACCTGTACCAGAAGCCAAAGTAGCGGTAGTGGCTGTGCTGGAAATAGCAGATGCTAAAGATGATTTAGCATTATTGGCAAAAAGTAAGATTGTCATAGCAAATCTCTTAATAGGTTACATTGAAAGTATACTGGAAAGGCACTTGTAAAACACCTGCATTTATGCCTGATTGCAAAATTGGAGCAAGTGTAGTGGGAATTAAAGGAGTAAATGTGGATTCTGCATTTAAAGGTACTTCATTAAATTCAAAAGTATCCAATAAAGAACCACCTTTTTTAATATTTACTCCTGAATAAATATGAATATTGACAACATTATTTGAAGCAAAAGTTACGCTAATTTGATAAGTTTCACCCAATGATGGATCAATACCATTGAATCCTGCCAAAAATCGAGCAATTCTTCTTTTTAGCCAAGTAGTATTAAATTGATAACCATCGCCTTTATAAAAATTCCAAGTAATACATCTTTGAAAAATATCATCAGTAGTAACATAAAAATTGCTAGGTGCAATTTTGACATTTTGATTAAATGGCAAAGTGTTTAAATAATCGGTGTTATAAACACCTTTATTGGTATATCCACCTTCAGGAAGAACTGGTCTAGTTAAACCATAAATTCCTTGGGCTACCCAATCCAAAGAAGCCCCAGATTGTTTTGTATAGATTGGAAGGTTTAAATTATTAAACCAATCTAAGTATTCTTGGGCTAAAGTATTATAAGCAGATACAAAAGCCTGAAGATCAGAATCATCATAGTATTGCTGATATAAATAACTAGGAATAATTTGGGTAAGCATATTATCCCTGAGTGATTGCTATAGATTGAATATTAGTTTCAAAATAACCTTCAGGATCGCCAATAATTAAACCTGTGCCTGATTCTGGAGACACATCAACACCATTAATAGCTACTGTAAACACCATTCTAGACAACAATGTAGGTGGAATAATGCTGGAAATTGCTTGTTGAAAGACATTTTGCAATTCAAAAATATTGATTGGTTGACCTACATAAATGCTATTAATATAAGCAGCTATTGCTGGTTGACCTAATTGGGCTACAGCAGTTGGAGAAACATAGTTGGTAGATGTTGTATTCCAAATAAGACTAATAGAGACAGCTTGTTGTGGTGGGTTTACAAAAGTAATATTGTAAGTATCAGGATAATCATTAATTGATACAGTAATATTTCTATAATTTGGAGTGATTACACCACCACTTGTGTAAGTTCCAAATGTAGATGTATTAGTGTTGGTCGTAACTAAATTATTAGAAATAGCAGTTACAGTATAGGTTGTATTAAAGGCTGCTGGACTAGCACCTGTAACTGTAATGACTTCACCTATAGAATATTCACCAAAATAAGCACCAGTATTAATAACCGCATTAGTACCAGTAGTAATGCTTAATGCGGTAATGGTAGAGCCTACAATATTAGATATATCAAATAATCCAGTAAAAATGGCATTTCCTACTTCATAAGGATCACCACCACCACAAATAATTTCCCAATTTGTGCCAGATTGTCGTACCGCAACTAATCTATCTTGAACACCATTAACATTTTGTAATTGTGTTTTTAAGAATGTGGGCATACCAGAAGCTACAGCAAGACCAGCTTGAATGACTTGGGCTTGATAATTTTCTAATGGTTGGGCTGAAGCACCAGGAATACCTGCGGTTTGATTAGTACAAGATAAAGTCAAACCAGATGGTACTGAGGTAATAATTTGGGTTACTGTGCCAACAGGAACAGCCCAAGAGCCTGAATTAATAGCTAGACAATATAACTCAGCACTTTGTCCTGTAGAAGCGATTACACCGCCATCTTGAACTGTATATTGATGAGAACCATCAGATATTACAAATCCCTTAGAAATAACAAATCCAGGGCTTCCAGAAAAGGTTACATAAACTGAAGTATTAGACCCAATGCCTTGTTGTACACCATAAATTTGACCTAATTGATTCAATAAATAAGAATTGGCAGTATAGGGTGTAATACTATTATAAAGATCGACTCTGGCTGAGTCTATTAAAGCTAAAGCACCAACATCGGTAGAACTAATATCTTCAATTAAAGAACCTGGTAGATTGGCTGTATAACCAGGATTTGTTGCAGAAACCAGAGCAATTAACTCTGATTGCAGAGTAGTTGGTGAGGTTGGTTGTAAACCTGAAGAATTTACATCTGTTGTAATGGTCATACTGCCACCTGTTGTTGAATTTTAGTACCTTGAGTTGTTACTATATCTACATTATATGTAGGGGTAGGTAATTGTGCCTTAGTAATTGTCAAACTGGCAAAAAAGTTAGAAAATTGTTGTTGAGTAATGGTTACATAATAATCTGGAAATACTTGTTGAATAACTGACCTTTGAGCAGGAATTCCATAGTTTGCATAAAAAGGGGATTCTCCCAGGCTTAATTTAAGTACCTGAATAAGAGTAGTGGCATATCCATACTCAAAGTTGCCAGAAGCATCTTGCTGTATTTCTACCCAAACTAAATCTCCAGCAGAATTCTTTACTCGACCATATGTTCTAGCCATGATTAGCAAATTCCCATTTTTTTTGTGTAATCATATTGGTGCTCCAGTATTTCCAGAACCAGTTGTAACACCGCTATGTTCATGAGTGCTGCCAATATTTTTACCATTATTAGTAATAGTTCCAGTAGTCGCAATATTTCCATTAACACTCATAGTTCCACCTGATCCACCGCTAATAGCAAAGCCATCTGTACCTGTAATCAATCCATTGACAGTCAGATTTCCATTCATAGTGGTATTGCCATTATTGACAACTAAATTGCCACCATTAAGGTCAATTATAATTCCTGTGGATGTTAAAGTCAGTTTGCAATCTTGATTTTTAGTAGTTATTTCTACCCCAGTTTCCCCATACATAAATAGGTATTCGCCATTAACCGCAAAAAAAGCGGTATTACCAAAAGGGAAAAATACTAAAGCTGTCAAATTGCCTGGATCGCTTAAATCAGGAGTTCCAGTACCTAGTCCAGAAGCCTTTCTAAGACTGACATCAGCAGGGATGCAATATCCCTTACAGCCTGGCTGAATAGGGTATCTAATGTATTCTGATCCAGCTACAGGGCAAGTTACTTCAGGAAGGGTAATTCCATCTGGAACATTGACATCAAATTTGACAGTAACAATAGAACCATTGACCGATGTTACATAACAAGGAAAAGATTGACTATATCCTTGCAAAGCATCATTAATCTTTCTATCTGCAAAAAGATTAATAGATTGGGCAAATGATATTTTTTGATCTATAGAGGACATTATGCGTGGAAAGTTCCAAAGGTTGAAGTAGTAGAATTTGGTGGTACATACGCTTGTATTACTGTAACCCAGCTATTTGCATCACCCTGCCTAAATATTCCAATATGTCTAACACTTTGAATATTAAAAGTACCCTTGAAATTTGAGGTAGTTTTAAATTGAGACTGAGTCTGAGGTAAAGTTAAAATAAGACCTTTGGTTGCCGATTGTTGTGGCATTAAGATTTGACCCCCTACTTTAAGGTCATATCGCATGACAGTTTTAAAAGTCAATGTATAAGGCGCAATCCAAGTGGGCTGTCCAATTAAATCAGTAAATTGAATTTGTATAGGCTTAGAAGTTGGTGGAGTGGTGTAATCATAGACATTAATAATATTGTCAACAAAAGACACTTGAATACCTGGATAAGTAGTTCCACCAATAATACTTCTACTTCTTTCATTTAAAAATTTAGAAAATGTTTCTAAAGTAAAGTTTTGTTGTTTAATGGGTTCTGGAGAAACTAATTTTGAACTAATGTTGATATTAACAGCAGAGGCATTTGAAAATACATTTTTTAAAGTATTTTCAATTGCAGGTGCTAAAGGAGCATTATTGTCACAACTAAAACTAAAGTTCAATGGAGTTTCTTTGCTGCCAGTAGGCAAAACCATAATAAAGTCTAAAGTTTGCGAAGTTCCCTGCCAATTACCAAAGGCTTGTTGAATTCGAGAAGTCATCAAAACCCCATATTGCTCTGGATTAGCTAAAGGAAGTCCCTTTGCCATTCCACCAGAAATAACAATATTGCAATATTTAGTGCCATCAACACTAGGATTAAAATTGGCTGCTTGAGCCAACAAAGGAAGCCCTACACCATAAACTCTTAAAGATGCTCCCCCTAAAGGAGAATTAAAAGTGGAAACTGGCAAATCCCATTCAACATTTAAAGCCCCTGTAATGGTGCTTTGTGTGCCTGTAAATGCGCCAAAAACACTTCCATTAGTGCCATAGCTGGTAAAAGTACCATTAAAAATGGGTTTTCCATCTGACCCATTGATTACCTTTGGATTCCCATCTTGATCGGTAATCTTAATTTCATACCTTCTCATTAGATAATCTCAAATTGATTGTTTGCAACTCTATAAACTAATTGGGTTGTAAAGTAACCAGCAGTTAATGAAATATTGTAATTTAATGGAGAACCAATTAAAGGCAATGCAACAATTAAAATATTATTCAAATCATAAATATTGACATAATATCTTTCCCCATAAATATTCCAAGTCACAATTACATTGTAAGAAGCACCATCAAAAGTAGCTTGAAATTGAAAATTAGAATTATTTGCAGGGGTAAATTGAATGACATTGGTTGCAACTGGGGCAATATTTTGACTTATAGAATAAGTAGATGCTGCACCCTGAGTATTTAAAGAACCACCATATAAAGGGGTTGTAATGGAATTATTATTTCCAATAACACTATTGACACCAGACCATAGATTATTTGACATATTAACTCGCTAATGGTGTACCAGATTGAAAAGAATTCATCAATGCACCTAGAGTATTTTGAGGGGCTTGAGATACCAAAGGTTGTACAAAATCAAATTGCCAAGCATTTTGAGGTTGTTGGCTATCAGGTCTTGATACATCAGTCAAATTAGTAAGGATACAATTCAAATAAACATAAGAAGGTGTAGCTACAATAAAAGTGCCACCTTGTTGAATATGCGATTGAAGCGCAGCTTGTAGCGCAGTAAAGGTAATCATTTTGGATACATATCCACCATTAACATTCGCAGGGCAGTTCATCAACATAGAAATCTTTAATGGCTTGGCAATAACAGCATTAGCAGCATAAGATTGATTCGCAAAAGGATACATTGCAATTTCATTGTCTACTAAGGTAGCACCAGGCAAAGGTCTAAAATGTCCAAAGAAATTGTTTAAATCTAAAGGATTTTGACCATTTAATAAAGAAAATCCAAAATTGGCTGCTTCAGTAATAGCTATGATTGGCAATAAATTACCTGGAACAGATGTAGCAATTCCATTGGACAAAATAATTGGCGATATTTCATAAGCTACTTGATAAATTGATTGACCGACACTTGTTGCCATTATCTAAGTCCTATACTTGTGTAATATCCACCAGCTTTTAATATATCAACATTGGTGTCTTGACCTGGTATTTTAGTAGTATTAACGCTTAAAGAAATTGGGGTTGGATTCCAATTAAGTGATCCTAAATTTCCAGCATAATTACCAGCAGGAGCACTTGAAGATTGTGGCACTCCTGAACCTTTATTGTTGGAAGATTGATTTTCCAACATATTTTTTAATTCAATATGACCAGGGTCTTTAGAGCCTAAAGGTCTATACAAACCATATTGAGCCAAATATTCATCTGAATATTTTCTTGCATTATTAATATCAACCGCAGTACCAAGAGTATGATGGCTAGTTTCTCCTGGCTGAGTAACAGGCAAACCATCTTTAGTAACCCATTTACCAGTTTTAGGGTCAATATGATGTCTTAAAGCAGCTTCTTCTTTTTCAGTTCTAAAACCACTATTTATTTCACCGCCTAAACCAGCAGAAATCAATGTCGCTGCTAGTTGAGGATTAACACCTTTTAATTGTGGATTTGATTGTGCAAGCAAAAGATTAGCAAAATCACCTGCTGGCAATCTTCTAGATGCTTCAAACATATCCCCTTTTGCAGCAGCTTCATATCCTCTTTGTATATTTGTAGGAGCAAGCAAAGCAAAGGGTTTTAATAATACTAAAAGACCAGAAAATTCATCTTTAAGGTCATTAAGCATAGATAACCAATCTTGGACATCTTGCTTAAATTCATCTTTTTTTAGATAACCAGCAAATTCTTCTAGTTTTTTGCCAACATCCCCAATCCATTCTTTAAGTTTTGGGCTTTCCAAAAATGCTTTTACAGCATCAGAAAATGAATCAGATAGCTCATCTAAAGGTTTAACTAGACTTTCAAGACCAGTAAGAAATACATTTTCAATTTTTGTTTTTGATCTAGTAAGCTGAACATCTAAATCTTGCCATCTTAGTAATAAAGCATCAGTTAAAGCTAAAGATTTAGTATCAGCATTGTATTTTTTCTCAATATTGTCAATTTCATCTTTTCTTAAAGATGCCATTCTTCGAGCAGTTTCAACATCAATACCCAAGGCAGATAAACCGCTTACATCTAATCTTTGTTGCGCTGTAGCTGTTGAACCAGCTTTATAGACTTCTCCAGCCTTTCTAAGCAATTGAGGCAATAATTGGGCTACATTTTGATTTGCGTTAACTCCAGCAGCTTGAAAAGCCCATTGTTTTTGAATATCAGTCTGCGCTGTTGCCAAATTACCCAAAACTGAATTAACATCTGCAACTCTTTGAAAATTGATTTGAGCAGATTTTAATTCACCTGCGGATACACCTAAACCTTGAGATTGCCTTCTAATATCATTTGCGCCACCAGCTAATGATCCAATTCCAAATAGACCACCAGCAGCCCCTAATAGACCAAAAGCGGTACTAACACTACCCCACTTTAAAAGATTAAAAGTAGTTGATGCAATATTTTTACTAATAGATGCAGCAGTTTTCCCAATATTTTGAAAATGCTTTTCAGTCTTATTAACTACTTGGTCTGTATTTTGTAAAGTCTTGTAATTTTTGTCTAATCGACTAGCAATAGTATCAAGTGCGTGTTGCACTCGATTAAAATTTCCTTGCAAAGAACTTACTTCTTTATTAATTTTTCCCCATTGATTAGGCATTTTGCCAAGGGATTGCTGATACTTTTCAAAGAGTTTTTGAAACTCTCTGAATTTCTCATCATTAATATCAATGTCAATTACGCTTTTAGTAGCCATTGCTTCTTTCTAATGCCCTTAAAATATGTCTTTGGCGAAACTCATGTGCGCTTGACTTATATTCTATATTAATGTCCTCAAAAAACTTGGAAAATCCTTCACCAGCTACATAATCTAAACAGGCAGAGACGAGGTGCTCTCCATCTCTCCAGAACTCTCGACCTCTGTCGATGTCATCAAGGAATTCATGTACTCCATAGAATTTAATGATGTTGTTAGCGATCCCCATAAGCCATTGACTGTGTCCATGATGCTTTGAATTTGATTCTTCTTGTTTATCATAGACACACAAGTAAAAAAAATGAGTTCGCCTTCAATTTCTGCGATTGTTTCGCTATCAAAAGTACCTTTTTCAATAGCGGTATATAAAGGAATACTTTTCCAGCCTTTTGTGGATGGCATCATTACATTTGAAAGTCTAACTATTTCATTCACTAATCCAGCCCTGACCCCAGAAACTCCATTCCAAATACCCATATCTTCTGCTGTTTGTTTAAGCATCAAATAGGCTATTCTTGATCCGCAAATCGCACCAAGCCCTTGAGAAAAGATTGCAGCAAAAGTTTTGGAAATTACCAAAAAATATTGCTCAAAAATATCTCTTGAGATTGGTGTGCTGTGAACATATAGCTGTCCTTTTTCCGATTCAATCGGAATTACTAAGTTCAAGGCTCGATTAATTTTCATCTAGTTATAGACTCCAAAGTGCTGCGTTAACTTGATATATACCAGTTAATGTGACTACAAAACCTGGTACATTTCCATCATAGGTAACATCCCGAACACCTTTGAGAACACAATTACCGATTTGATAATCCGACAAAGTTGCCGAATCCGCAATAACCGATATATCACCTACATTCACATTGGTTTCAATTTGCGTTTTATAAGCATTAGCTAATGCCTGACTTTTAAGCAAATTGATGGTTACAGTTGCCATTTGATAGGGTTCTGGAGAAGTAACACCACCAGTAAGGGTTGGGATAAGCATACCTGCATCGCCTTCAAAAGCGATACTGATAGCTTCCCTAGCCAAATATGGGGCTGTTACATTGAGTGTTGC